CCAGCAAAAAGGAAGACTCAAACTCCCGTTCCATTTGGAATGTCCAATAAACAAATGAAAAGAAAGAAACCAATCAATACGGATTTGATGAAACCCATCGAACCGTTAACAGAAAACCAGCAAGAATTATTCCGCTGCTACAAGAACGATCAAAACATCGTTGCTTATGGTGCAGCAGGAACAGGTAAGACGTTTATCACGCTCTACAATGCCTTAAAAGACGTTCTTGATACCAAGACACCCTATGAGAAGATCTACATTGTCAGGTCTCTTGTAGCGACTAGAGAGATTGGTTTCCTCCCAGGAGATCATGAGGACAAATCTTCACTTTATCAGATTCCATATAAGAATATGGTAAAGTATATGTTTGAACTTCCTACAGAAGCAGATTTTGAGATGCTATATGGTAATCTCAAAACTCAAGGAACAGTAAGTTTCTGGTCCACTTCATTTATCCGTGGAACAACTCTTGACAATGCAATTATTATTGTTGATGAATTCCAGAACTTGAATTTTCACGAACTTGATAGTATAATTACAAGGATCGGTGAAAATAGTAAGATTATGTTCTGTGGTGATGCCACTCAATCCGACCTTACTAAAACCGCAGAGAAAAATGGTATTGCTGACTTCATGAGAATTCTCAGAACAATGCCATCTATGGATATTATTGAATTTGGTGTTGAAGACATCGTTCGTTCAGGTCTCTGTAAAGAATACTTAGTAGCAAAAATGGATCTTAATTTATGATTTTTGAGCATTGTAATTATCTCGGTGACCTTGAACTAAACAAGAAAGAAACCAAAGGCATCCGTCTCTATAACCTTCCAAATGGAGACTGGGTGCCTTCTATTACATCTGTAACTTCTTTCTACAATCGACAAATCTTTGTTAAGTGGCGTAAGCGAGTTGGTATTGAAGAAGCCAATCGTATTACAAAGAGAGCAACCTCGCGTGGAACAGACTTCCATGCGGCAACCGAACTCTATATGCTGAATAAAGAAATAAACTGGGATGATTTTAAACCTCTTACCAAGTTTATGTTCATTCATGCCAAACCATATCTTGATAAGATAAATAATGTACATGCTATTGAAAGAACTCTGTATTCAGAGTATCTTGGTTTAGCAGGAAGAGTAGACTGCATCGCTGAGTATGAAGGAGAACTTGCAGTCATTGATTTCAAAACATCAGAAAAAATTAAACCAGAAGAGTGGTTAGAAAACTACTTTGTCCAAGAGATGTTTTATGCATCTGCTTACTATGAACTAACTGGTATCTCTGTCAAAAAACTAATTACCATCATGGTTACTCCTGGTGGTGAGGTTAAAGTATTTGACAAACGGAACAAAGGGGATTATATTAAGCTTCTAGTTAGATACATTAAAGAATTTGTACATCACAATACTGGGTCAGCGGATGGAGAATGAACTAGAAAAAGCACTAGAAAGTAAATTCTTTTGTCCTGCCCGATTCACACAAGAGATCGAAAGTCTTGTTCTTGAGGGTAAGATGAAATATATTGATGCTATCATTCACTTCTGTGAAAAAAATAGTATTGATGTAGAGTTTGTTCCTAAACTAATTACTAAACCTTTGAAAGAGAAGGTTAAGTATGAAGCAATGGAACTTAATTTTCTTAAGAAGAGCTCCCGCGCTAAATTACCTCTTTGATTTCATTTTTATCGGAAAAAATTTTCCGGCAAAAATCTTCCATATTACTTTTTTGATGATGCCTTTTGATGCCTATAAGCAGTACCTTTCGTTGAAGAACCACTTCACGAAAGAAAAGTATGACTACCATAAGTATTGTGGGAAAAGTCGTGCGACTGTACAATCTTTCTATAAAAGGAAAGATCGTTTCTGGTTTGAAAAACTTGCCAGAGGAAAAGATGATAAAGAAGTAATTGAGTTCTTTGTATCTAACTTTATTACCTGTACTGATCCAAGTAAACTTTGGATCGGTGAGATGATGAGAGAGGGTGAAGGGAGATATACTGCATGGAAGAAAAGAAATCAATCCCTCTCCTATATTTTCAAGGAAGAACTTGAATGTATTCTAGCAAATCAGGACTTAGACACTGCATTTGCAAGCAAGAATGGCCATCCGACTATCCTTAAAAAGTATTTGGGTGGAGATATTTCTATAGAAACTCTGGTTATCCTTGATAAGATACTTGATTTCAGAAGAAACTTTGATGCCAAACTTAATGACCCAGTGTGGCAAACCGTAAGTCTCAGAATGAAGAAGTATTCACCCTTTCTAAATATTGATGTATTTCGTTACAAGAAAATCGTGAAGGAGATTGTTTTAGGAAAATGAGTTTTTTCGATTCGGAAGTCGTCCGTGCAGAGATGACAGAGATAAGTGAACTTCAAGATGATGTGTATCGTAATGTGTTTAACTTTCCTAAAATGAACAAGGAGGAGCAACTATTTCATGTTGGTCTTTTAGAAAGACTTATTGAGAAGCAAAGAGTTCTCTATACTCGTTTGAGTTTATCTGACGATCCCGAAGCTCAAAAGATGAAGCAGAACATTATTGATTCTGCACAGATGATGGGACTTCCTCCTAATGCAGATATGAATGAGATTTTCAAAAATATGGGTAACATGCTTAATATCATGAAAAAACAAATTGACAAAGATGACAGAGACCTGTAGAATAACGAAGCACACAAAAGCCAAATCTAACTAATCCAACAAATCCTATGTCTTTCGCAAATCTTAAAAAGCAATCCTCTCTTGGTTCCCTGACTTCTAAACTGGTTAAAGAAGTCGAAAAGATGAACAATACTGGTGGCGGTGGAGATGACCGTCTGTGGAAACCAGAGATGGATAAGACAGGTAATGGATATGCAGTTATCCGTTTCCTCCCTGCCCCTGATGGAGAAGAACTCCCTTGGGCAAAGATGTACTCCCATGCCTTCCAAGGTCCTGGTGGTTGGTACATCGAAAACTCCCTGACCACTCTTGGTCAAAAAGATCCTGTATCAGAGCACAACCGTGAACTGTGGAACAGTGGTCTTGATTCCGATAAGGATACTGTCCGCAAGCAGAAGCGCAAACTGTCCTACTATTCCAACATCTATGTTGTGCAGGACAAAGCAAACCCTGATAATGAAGGTAAAGTCTTCCTGTACAAGTTCGGCAAGAAGATCTTTGACAAAATTATGGAAGCAATGCAACCTGAGTATGAGGATGAAACTGCCATCAACCCCTTTGACTTCTGGGCTGGTGCCAACTTCAAACTGAAACTGAAGAAGGTTGCAGGTTACTGGAACTATGATTCTTCTGAGTTCGCAGCACCTGGTGCTCTCCTTGATGATGACGATGCGCTGGAAGCACTGTGGAAGAAGCAGTATTCATTGACTGCTCTGACTGCTGCTGACCAGTTCAAGTCCTATGAGGACCTGGACAAGCGTCTGAAGATGGTTCTTGGTGCTAAACCACCTGCTCGTCGTTATGATGAGGAACTGGAGGACGAGAGCGAAGGACGTGGATCTTTCACTCCTAACTTTGAGTCAAGCAAGCCTCCTGCTTCTGACTTCAATGCACCAGACATCACTCCTACTAAGTCTGCTGACTCTGATGAAGATGATGCCCTGTCCTACTTCCAGAAACTTGCTGAGGAATGATGAGATATAATCAGTTGTGCTTAACCCTTTTGGTTATCGCAGCGTATATAAACTTACTGAAATAATCTAATATTATCTGCAGTCTTTAAGGTTTCACTCTTATATTGAGTGGAACCTTTTTTGTATAACATCATTTCTTCTAGATCATCTCTAACTACATTAAGTAATCTTGGTTTTAGTAAAAAGATATTTCTTCTATCATCTTGTAGTCTCTGTTCATACAGATAATTTGTCACTTCTTGAACTGGAGAATTTACAATAGTCATCCCCTCTATTCTGTCATCGTAGAACGTAATTGAATAATTGGAGTCAACCTCTAATCCAGCAGGAAGAATTACCACACCACTTGTATTTTTAATTTCTGTTGTTTCAAAATGATGTGTTGCATTGATATTTTCATATGTCCCATACTTTTCAAGCAAATAATTCTCAAAATTGAATTGAGTCATAGGCCATTCATCATATACATTGATAATGTTATTACATGTCAAAACTAACCAATCCAAGTTAGCATCTCCATAGATTTTATATGCAACATTATCTGGTCTGTCATCACCTACAATTTTATATTTTGTAAATACAGAAGCTTCTGCAAAAATATCTTCTCTGAGTTTTCCTCTCATAAAAAGATTTTTTACAGGAACATAATCAGATATCCTGGAGTCAGGAAGTCTATTGACGTATTCAAAATCTGGTAATTGACTGAAGTAATTTGACATTAGAAACCGATGAATGTATCGTCCATATCGTAATCATCATTAAAGATTGGAGTAATTTCAGTGAAACTCATATTAATATCATATGCAACCATCGTTCCATCTTGGTAAGTTGCATAGTTTCCTGTTGGAGTATAGTTAACTCCAAATCCTTGTAATGCACAAGTCTTGAATGCGTTTAATTTTTTGTGCAGTTCTCCCTGTTCACCTCTATGTATGTAAGTAATCCTAAAAACGTGAGGTGATTTAAGAAATAAGTTAGATTGAGATCTAATAGGAGCAGATCCTTGCTTAAAGAATCTAATTATTTGAATGATATTATCTGCTTCTTTCTGTCCTCTAGGTGTTAACTTAAACTTGAATGAAAATGGTCTCAGAGTTGGACCCTTAAATAAGAGTTCCATGTTGGGATTCATCACCATTCCTGTTGTTCTTGACAGTAATGCTTGACCATCTACGCCTGCAGCAGCTGCTGCTAATGCAGTTCCTACAGCACTTCCTACAGCTCCAGAATTCTTTCTTACTTTATCAATATAATCTGTAAATTTAGTTGCACCTTCCTGAAGACCTTCAAAAATTGCAGTTTTAGCAATATCTGCCTTTGCAATATCAAGAGCAGTCATTGAGTTCGACCCCCAATCTGCTTTGTTTTGATCTGATATTCCACTTGGTATTGGAAGAGTAACTGAACCAATAGAGGGTCCTAAGTTATTTGTCCCACTGTTGAATCCAAATCCTTGTAGGCCTCCCCCGATATCAGAACCAGATAATTCTCCTGGAACATATTCATGCATATCAAAACGAATAACATCTTGCTTTGATGTACCAAGATCTGCTGGATGAATTATTGTTGGAAATTCGGTTCTTGTTCCCTCTGCAGAACCTTCTGGTTTTGCAAACCCACCAGATCCACTAGATTGGTCTGCTGCTGGTTTAGTTTGAGTGTCATCATTATCATTCTCTGCATCATTCTTTTTTGAGTCTAATAAATTACTCTTTGTTGTTGGAGGAACACCTGCTTTATCTGCTGCTTTGTTTACGCCAGCATCAACATTTTTATGAATTGCTCCATTAGGATCACTGAGTTCATTCTTTAAACCAGCACCTGCCACGTTATCATCATAGGTATATGTCTTTCCACCGTCTTTTGTAGTGGCAGCCTTTTGCCACTTGTTATCTTTAATAATATAAACATCTGTGGTTGAAGTTCCATCAGAATTTAATTTAGTCGCAGATGCATGATATATGGGAGTTCCTTTATCTAGAATTTGCGTTCTAGTTCCACCAACTGCTCTAGTTTTTTTACCAACATCAGTCTTGGCCTGACCACTACAAATACTACCAGCTGGACATGGAGGGTCACCTGCTCCGAATAAACCCATTAGAGTATAACCTTTTTACTTATTTAGTACTCGTTTTGTATATTGTAATGATAGTAAATCATCAAGTTCTTCTCTATAGACAATATAGACCTGAGTTCCCAATTCTTCCCAGGTATATTGTCTGTAATCTCTCCAGTGAAAGTTAATACCACGAAACCCCCAAGAGAAGATATCACTCACTGCAACTAATGGATGTTGATCATATTCAATGTTTGGAGTCTTCGCATAATATTTGAAGGTACAGATGTTTCCCTCTTCAGGTATAGGTGTAACAGTATCATTCAACGCATATAGTATCAAATCCATCCTATCATCAAGATTTTTTTCAGATTTAAACTCTTGAATATTAGATTCTATGCGGTTCATTTGATACCTAGTTCGTCTTCTGTAATAATCTTAAATTCAATTCTTCTATCCTCACAAAATTCAACAGCAGCTTTCCATTTTGCTTTATTTACTTCCCAAGTTTTGCATTCAAAGATGTAAGACTTGGTGACTCTCTGCTTCTTTTTTGGTGGTTTTGTTTGCTTCTTTGGTTTAACTTCGATTACATAGGTCTTGATTTGACCTGCATTTTCTTTCACTTTTATGATAAAGTCTGGGTAGTATTTGTGAACTCTTTTATCAAGAGGAGACATGTATGGGATGTAAAATTCTTCACTACCCCACTGAAGAATATTTTCATTCAGATCACACCAACGACAAAACTTGCGCTCCCAACTACTTCGACATATAATATTATTGGGATCTCCCTTATATTTTTTAGGAAATGACGGTTTGTATTTACTCTTGATACTTTCTGCCATACATAATATATAAGGTAAAAACTATTTATAAATGCCTGGCACAAAATTTTCATACGGCAATAAGTCTGCCGGTATAAAAGGATTAAGAACAAAGATTCTTGCACCTGCACTAACCTCTCATTATGAGGTAAAGATCCCTAGGGCAACTGCAGAGCAATTGTCAGGTAATGCTGCAGGTGCTCTCAATAAAATATTGGATCCAATCTTGGGAACCGATGGTCAAGAAAATTTAAATATATCTTGCTCCGAGGCATCTCTCCCAGGTTCTCAGATTGCAACCTTTGAAGTTAAGAATGATTATGCTGGTGTAACTGAAAGGTATGCACATAGAAGAATGTATGATGATAGGATTGATTTTACTTTCTATGTTGACTCAAATCAATACTTGCCAATTAGATTTTTTGAATCTTGGATGAAATTTGTCACTGGTGAATCAGGAACCAGAACAGATGGAGAAACAAGGGAACTGGTTAATCCTGGATATCACTATAGAATGAATTTTCCCGAAACATACAGATGCGAAAGAGGACTTAAGATAGTAAAATTTGAAAGAGATTATCAGAGTAGTTTAGAATATGAATTCATAGGGGCGTATCCACTTTCTGTTGCATCAATGCCATTGAGTTATGAAAGTTCAAATCTTCTTAAATGCACTGTTTCCATGACATATCTAAGATATGTCATTACTGAATTGACAGGTACAACTTCACAGCCTCAACCCTCTGTTCCAACTCAACAACCTCAGCAACCGAATACTCAACCACCACCAGTCGCTCAAGAGAAAGAATCTAAAGTTCAACAAAATATTATTCAGAATACTGGACCTGAAGGAGAGGGTCTTTATGACTCTGCGACTGGAGCAAGGTTACTTTCTACAGAACAACAACTTATTGAGCAAGGGCGAGTTGGAGATAGACTTACTCCAGAATTAGCCGCATCGTTAGGAACTTAGAAAAACACCAATAAATAATCACACTGAAATACTAACTATAGGTCATTATGCCTTTACCAAAGATTGCTACGCCCAAGTATGATCTTGAATTGCCATCAACTGGAGAAACAATTCAATATAGACCTTTCCTAGTCAAGGAAGAGAAACTTCTTGTCCTTGCAATGGAGAGTGAGGATACAAAACAAATCACGACAGCAATTAAGTCTGTTCTGAAAAACTGTATTCAGACAAGAGGAGTTAAGGTAGAAACTCTTCCCACATTTGATATTGAATATCTATTCCTCAACATTCGTGGAAAGTCTGTTGGTGAGGAAGTTGAGGTAAATTTGGTTGCTCCTGATGACGGGGAAACTGAAGTTAAAGTAACTATTGCTTTAGATGAGATTAAAGTAGCAAAGAATGACGATCATACTCGTCAGATTAAAATTGATGATACCTTGATGATGGAAATGAAATACCCTTCATTGGATCAGTTTATTTCAAACAATTTTGATTTTAATGAGAAGAATCAATTAGAACAATCGTTTGATCTAATTGCATCTTGTGTCGATAAAATCTACAGTGAAGAGGAAGTGTGGGCAGCTGCGGATTGCACTAAGAAAGAAATTAAAGAATTTCTTGAACAGATGAATTCTACTCAGTTTAAGGAGATTGAAACTTTCTTTGAGACTATGCCAAAACTATCCCATACAGTGAAATTTGAAAATCCAAATAC